CAGTTGTCGCATACTGAGTGGCGATAACACCGCGAAGCGAGGAAACGTTCAAGCCATAGTTCAAGTTGTACTGGCCAGCAGCGGTGGTCGGCAGAGAAACAGTGGCGTAGTTGGTGTACGAAAACACGTACTTAGCGCCGCTCATCATGTCATGGCGCACCTTATCAACGAAAGCCTGCTCGGGCATAACCTTGTCATAGACCATCTGGACGTTGGAGAACGAGACACCAGTCCAGAGAGGGTCGGTGGAGCCAGCCTGGTAGATGGCGGTGATAATGGACTGCCAGTTAATCTGGACCTGGAGCGTACCGTTAACCAAGTACAACGGCATAGCCTGCTGAGAACCGAGCATACCCAACAGCGGAACAGCAAAAGTGTAGAGTCCAGACGAGGTACTACCACTCGGAAGCGGCTGAAAGTACTGGACACCAGCACCGAGCATCAGTGTTCCATCATGAGTCAACCAATCATTGGAAGTACTATGGGTGAGCAGGGCATCATAGAGAGCCCAGGCGTTCTGCTGGTTATCAATTTGGACGCTATTGACGGAGGTCAACACGGACTGAATCGCAGCAGTGGCAGCCTGAGCCGCGCCCTTGAAGAAGAAGGACGAGTTAGCGACAGCAGCCGCAGACGAAAACTGGACGGTAAAGCGCAGGTAGGGGTTCATCATGACACCAGCAGACGCGCCGCACGGGATTTGAACAACTGAGCTGCCACCGAGCGACTGAGTACCGGACAAAGACGGAACATTGACAGTCTGGAGGGAGCACGGGATGGGCTTAGCAGCCTTACACGAGCGAAACGCCTCGGGAATGGAGTCGTGAGACGACGGAAGGATGTAGTGGGTATCAGAGCCGACAGAGTGAAGAGACATGATGAGGTGTTCTACTTAGCCAATCTAGAAAAATCATGGCCAGTTAGCCTCTCTGAAATCTAGAACGGCGCGGTTGCTCTGCTGCGGTCTTCTTCTCAGGCCGGATGGGCTCACGATGACGATGCGGCGGAGCCTCTGGCGGCTGCTGGAGACGCTGTGCCTCTGCCTCTGGTAAAATCTGCTGGATGCCACCTCGTGCGATGTTAAAGTGATGCGTACGTTTCATTTCTATCGGTTCAACAGAAATGATACATAGGGGATACCTCGCGTTTATGAATCGGTGCGATATTGTCGGTTAATCATCTCAATGTCCAGCGTCACCAGGCACTGCGAGAAACCAGCAGGTTCCGCACCCGTAGCCAAATCCACCACACGGAAATAGATTTGACCGTTCAGCACTTGGTCATTCAAATGATAGTCCAGCTTGCTAACATCAACCGATACAGTGGAGACCGCATTGGTAATCCACGTTAGATATCGCATGGGACTATACGAAAAGATAAGGTTGTCGGATTGGAGCTGTACCGTACGATATGTTGTGCTTGCGGCTGTGTCATGATACTGAACGCCAAGCACTCGGATAGAGCATTTGCCCGTAACAGGAATGACCTGGTATGCGCCGTTAGCAGTGGAGCCACCTGAGGCTGTGGGTGTGACGAGGACCTGACAGAAGACCATTACTACAACGGAATGAGGAAAAAACGACCCATCCTAATGCGATAGAGACACATCGCGTAATGCGTTGGATGGAGGCACCGCATCCACTTTACGTAATCCTTAGAGAAATCGTGGCTCATGCTGTACTTCTCTATTATCATCTCTATATCCATTCTACTTAGATGGGGCAAGAGGCAGGGTGATATCATGCTGCTTTAAATACTTCTCTACAGCCGGAGCATGGCGACGATTCACGACTAATTCACCAGGCATCACGATGGTTGCCCCTAGTTTTGCCTTATCCACTACCTTAGGACCAGTGATGGGCCCATTGTACTTATTCATGATGCCGGTCCGCATAACTGGCACAGGAACGACAAGGCTACCGTATTCCAATCGTGAACTGATGGTATCTTCATCCTTGACCTTGATTTTTGGACTGCCCTTTATCATCCCGCCCGCTGATAGGTTGCGGGGTCTGCGGTTGAATATTTCCACTGGTTTGCCCTTTGGGGTATAGTAGAACATCGGGTCTCTCCTTTGCCTGGCGATTTTTCACGGCTCCAGGTTGGGGCGTCAGCTTCTCTTGATACATTTCTAGCTTGCTCAGTATCTTCTGCCGTTCTTCTAGCAGTCGTTGTCTCTCTTCCATCTGGTCAGGCGGTATGCCTTGGAAGTTATTCGCTGTCGTTGTCAATATGCTTTCATAGTCTGGACGGATAACCTCACGTATGATAAACGAGAAAGACCAGTTGACGCCTTGGAGATTGATAGCATTAGACGACAGGTTAGTAGTTAGCGTGAAGGTGATAGAGCTTATCAGGTTATCAATCAGGAAAATCGGTTCGGTCAATTGAAAGTAGTTAATCCATGACTGCTGCTGTGTCGTGATGGGAATTTTGACCAACACATTGCCTACCGTGTCCTGAGACGTGATGAACTCACGAGAGCGCAGCTGCTTGAGGTTGGACCGCACCAGTAAGTAGTTGATTGGATTCAACACGCATGGAAATGTACTAGTATAGACGCCGCCTGCTGCTGTCATCAATACATTGTTAGGAGGCGCAGCCTTATTAAGGCCAAAGAAGCCAGCCATGTAGTAATATGCTGAGCCATTACCTGTGAAATCCAGATTTACATACGAGGTAGCAGCCACACCAGTCGCAGCCATGGAGAACGTCATGAACCCAGTAGATACACTGTAACTCGTCGTGAAGGTAGGCGTGCCAGCTAATCCATTGGCCGCCCATGCCGCAGAGATAACCGTGTTTAGCATCGTGATGATAGAATAGGCCGAGTAGTTACCCTGTGGCAAAGCCAGGATGATAGACTTAGCCGTCGTGCCATCGTACAGCTGCGCAGAGAGTGGCAGATTGGTTAGCGCAGTGATAACAATATTGCTGAACTGGTAGAACGTGAAGGGAACCTGAATACTTGTAAAATAAATCTGGAATGCGCTGCCCTTTGCCGTAAGAGATAGGACTTGTGACGTGTTGAACGTCGGCGATGCGTTGGTACCCGCTGAACGTTGCGAACTATCTACGTTCCATGGATAGGATATAACCTCTTTAAGGTTGCTGTTCTCCGCCATTTACTTCTACTACAGTGGCTAGCTTTTCACTAATGGCTACCACTGGGTCCTCTGCTTCCTTGAACTCATTAAACTCACACGCTAACATGGTAGGGTCATGGATGGGCGCACCAACACCAGTACGAACACCTTCTACCTCATCATCATGATATACCATGTGCTGTTGATAGTCCAATGCGCCGCGGAGCTGGGCAGGCGTACAGCCTTTAAAGATTTTCAGATTGAACGACATGTCTATTAGTATATACAAAAAAGTTAAAAGATGGATAGGCCGCGGTTCTCATAGCTGTTATTGATACGCCGTAGTTTGTCTTCTATGACTTTCAATGCCGTTGCTCGCTTATGAACTTTTCGTACGTACTTATTCATCTTAGCGTCTTCATCGCTACTGTCGCTCCATGAATCGGATTCGGAGGCGCTCGTGGCGCTAGTCTCGGTATCGTATCGCTTCTTCGGCTTGGCCTTCGTCTTCCTCGTTCTTCTGGGACGGCGAACGGGCTCAGGCTCAGGCTCTGACTCTGGCTCTGACTCAGACTCTGGCTCGGGCTCAGGAGTTGGCGCAGCTACTGCGGCCACAGGCTCAGGTTCAGGCTCCACCTTCGGCTCTTCCTTCGGCTTGCGGTTATAGATACGCTTAGGCTTAACGACTACCGCTATCTTATCCTCTGGGATAACCTCAGGCAGTGCGGCCTCCACCTTAGCGCGAGCCTTCGCTCTCGCCTTGGATGCGGCAGTTGGTGACATATGAACAACGGAAGGAATCGGCTTGGGGTCTGGCTTGGCTACTAGATATACTTCGCCCTCTGATACTGGCTTGCGTGGCATGGTTCTACCTATTGATTCCCTTTTTTCGTGTCCGGACTTCGCGCGGTATATTCGCCGCCTACATAGTAGTAATGGCCGCAAAAGTCGCATCATCCAGCCTCACACAGGCACTATGTCCGATGGACAACCAGAAAGACGAAACCGACTCTATCCTACCATCCAAACCAACCAACATGCTTATCTGTGGTAAGAAGGGATGTGGTAAGTCTAGCTTACTGCTTAACCTTATCATGCGCAAGGAGAGCCCATGGCACAAAGCGTTTGACCTGATTTTCCTTGTCAGCCCAACCGCTAAGGGTGACCCCAAGATGTCGGAACTGATAGAGGACATCGGCGACCAGTACTACGAAGACCTAGACAACGCGGTACTCCAAGAGATTATAGAACGTACGGAAGCGCACACGGAGCACCTAAAGAAAACCAAGAAGAAGCGGACGCCGCATTATGCGTTGATTCTAGATGACTGTATCCATGCTATCCGCGGCAAGAACGCCAGCCTGCTAACTAAGCTAGCTACACAGAACCGCCACATGAAAATTACCAACATCATTCTCGTCCAGAAGTACAACACCTACGTAGCACCACTCATCCGGTCAAACCTGGACTGTATCGCGTTCTTCCATTCAGAGAACCAGGCAGAGATAGACTCATTCGTAAAAGAGATTGGCACCAACGAAGAGAAGCTACGCAAGCTATACGAGTATGCTACCGCTGAGCCATATAGTTTCTTGTTCATCAATCAATACAGCCAGCCGACTAGATACTATAAACGGTTTGACCGCATAGAGTATCGCACCAAAAAATAAATAGCTATGGTAGATACCATGGCCTTGAAGCACGAAGAACTGCTCGGCTGTCATCCCGAGATTGACCATTTCTACCGCGACGTGGCGGGCCTGAAGCGTGGCGGCAAGCGAGGAAAGAAGTCCAAGGCAAAGGCCAAGGCAAAGGCCAAGGCTACCCAGCATCTGGAGAACCGCATCAGCATTCGCATTGGTCAGGAGAAGTCTGACCCGTTCCAGCCTCACCGTGCCCAGTCACAGATGGCGACGTTCGCCTCTCCGCCTCATGTTACGCAGCCATCCTACTTTGCCGTGGCACCAGGTGTGGGTATGTGGCGAGGCCATAGCCAGCCGGCAGGCGTAGATACCGCCCACCCTGGCCACTATCAGAAGACCGTCCAAGTGAACGACCCATCCTCTCAGATTATCCAGACGCAAGCCAACCCGAACGGCATTAAACAGGGCGCAGACCGTCATGATAAGCGCGTCATCCCTACGCCAGCTGACCGCACCTCTGGCAACATGATTAATAATCCGATAGACATTGCTATGCGTGACATGGCCAACAAGACTAACTCTCTTGCTAATCGTATTGCGGAATATGAACACCAGCGCTCGTTGACGATGGATGCGGATGGCCTACAGCCTCATGTATCGCAGAACTACTTTGCGCCGACTGGCGCGCCAGGTAACCATCCAGCACCACGAGCCGCACAGGCTGCCCCTCGCCCGTCTAGCTATTACCCTATGCGTGGCCAAATTGCCTTGAGCCGTGAAGAGCAGGAGCACCGCGAACAAGAGAAGGACGTAGAGCCGCACATGGACTGGTCCAGCTCTGCCTCTCCTGTCTTCCCGCCATTCAAGCCGACAACCAAGCGCGAAGAAGCAGAAGAACGCCGACTTATCAATGAAGTCCATCGTAGCATTAAAAATATTAGTAAGCATGGACCGCCTGGCTCAGAAGAAGAACAGTACGCCCGATTGAAGCATGGCGGTCGTTACCATGCCCATTCTGTTTTTAACTAAACTCTAAGTAGATGGCGACACTGTGGCACCGAGCACTACGGAAGTGGAACCAGCGCGATACGGATATGTGGGCTATGCCCAAGAGGAACACCGCATACCACGCAGAGGTAAAGGAACTCCAGAAGCAAGAGGCTCTAGGACCTGGCATTGATTTGAAAGAGCATCTATTGAAGAAGAAGCAAGAGATGGGACCACCTGTTCCCAAGAAGAAGAAGCCAGTCGCGGCTGAG